CGTCATTGCACTTATCTTGTGTGCATCACTGTCAGCGCCCTTGACTTCCACCGCTCCGCTGATATATTCAGTGCATTTGCGGCTTTCATCGTTCAGATCACACCATACAAGGCTCTGACCATCATAGCTGTTAACTATCTCAGCAGCCTTCCTTGCCCTCTCGTCAATGCTGTTGCGCCTGTTTCTCTGCCTTTCCGATAAACTCTGAGAGGTCTGAGCAAAAAGAAGCATCTGCCCCTCATCGGTTTCAATGTCATTGCTCTTGACCGTGTGTTCAATGATCTCCAGCTCAGGAAGGTTATATCCATCACATTCAAACCCAAGGTCAGAGGGCTTTGTCATGCAGCAGCCCCAGGAAGCTACCCACTCAAAGAAGCTGTCCTGTGCGTGCCCTTTCAGTCTCCACGATGATGATGTGCTTCCGCCGTCATGAACAAAGAACGTGGCAAGCATCTCAGCCCTTGTCATAATGCCCAGAAATTCAGCGTGATTGCCAAGTTCCATAAAATCATTGGGCGAAGGAGTGGCAGTGCAGGCAAGCTTGTAAGGCGTGTTCCTGTAGCTTTCTGTGATGTACTGCCTTGTCTTGCTTGATAATCCTTTCAGTATCGAACTTTCATCAAGCACAATGCCAACAAAAGCCGATGGTTCAAAGTGTTCCAGCATTTCATAGTTGGTTATGTTGATACCGTCCTTGATATCCGACATCTCACGGCACGGATTTACCGATATGCCGAACTTTTCCCCCTCTTTGACCGTCTGATTTACGACCGCCAGAGGCGCAGCGATCAGTACGTTTCCGCCCGTGTGCCTGTGTACCTCGTAGGAAAACATCAGCTGCTGTAAGGTCTTGCCCAGTCCGCAGTCCTCAAACAGCGCACATTTTCCCTTTTTCAGCGCCCATTTCACAATATACTTCTGCCACTCAAAAGCATTGCCGTTCAGTTCCTCTATCGGAACATCAAATCCGCTTGCCTTGACCACAGTAGCCTTGCTTTTCAGGAACTCCGTGTATTTAGAGTCCATATTCCTTTTCCTTCTTTCTGCCCGAACCCATCGAAGCTAAGTCAAGCTTAACTCTGCTAAGGTCAATGCCGTATTTTTTCACTATGTAAGCTTCCATGTCAATACTGCTGACCTGCTTGCCGAATATCATAATAGGATTTTCAAGCAGATCAATAATATCCTCATAAAGCTTCATTACTTTGTCTTTGTGCCATTTGCGCCTGTCGGCGATGAAAAGCACCGCAAGGATCATTGACTTTGCAATATCCTCAGAGCATTCCTTCCAGACGTTGTATCTATATACTTCATCTGCCCTTCTGTGTGCTTTCATTCCTCTATCACCTCCACTGTTATTACCGTCCGCTGGTTAAATTTATCACAGCCGCCCTTTTTCAGAACGAGATCAATATTATCAAAAGAATCATCTTCGATAATGCCCGCTTTCCTCAGTCCGTCAAGTATGAACTTGCCGCTGTAATTGTCCGGGTCTCTGCGCCCCCTGGTCTTGAAGTAATACATCAGCGTTACCCTTGACCTCTTTATCGGCTTTGCAGGCTTGGGAGAGCATTCATATCTCACCATCGCTTCCCATTGCTCCTTTGCCGCCTGATACCTGAACCTCTCATTCCGTCCGATGTACTTGTTGTTGCTTGGCGGAATGTCGTGTATAACGTACTCATAGACCATTTTCAAGCAGCTCCTTCACCGTCTCATATTTGCTTCGTCCGATGTCTCCACGCCTGTTCCTGCCCGATACGATTATCGGATAAGAACACATCTCAACAATGCGGCTATATATCCTTGATTGGCTTAAAGGGGTCGTATTCGACCCGTTTATCTGTTCGCCGTTGCTCAGCGCCTTGATCTCCGAATTTTTGAGGTTCGTGGTGATGATAAGAGGCTTGCCGCTTCTGTATCGTGTGTCAATGATGTTATACACCAGTTCGCTCATGTATTCGGTACTTCTCTCAGCGCCGATGTCGTCCAGTATCATCAACTCAAAGCTGCATATATTGTCGATTGCCTGCTGCTTGTCTTTCAGCCCCCAAAGCTCATTACAGATAGCAGTGATATTGTTCATATACACCGTGTATCCGTTTCTCAGTAGCTGATTGCCAATAGCAGCAGCCCTGAACGTCTTGCCCGTACCTGCTTCACCCGAAAACATGATGCCTACCTTCATTTCCTGCATTTTCGGAAAATTGCGGCAGTAGTTCTCTTCTCGGATAAGCCGTGTATCGGACTTCTCAAAGGTCATTGACCTGTAAGACATATCCTTGATGCCTATGCTGATATTGCGCTGTATTTCCGCTTCCTGCTGTGCCTGCTTTCGCCTGTTTTCTTCTTCCTCGACTTCCTTTGCTCTGCACTTGCACATCATGTTGACAAGAATATTTTTCTTTTCTCCCTTGATGGTGAGCGAAATCATTTTCTGTCTCGGAGAATTGCACTTCTTGCAGTATTCGATGCCGTCCTTGACATAGAAAGGGTCATCTGATCTGGCATTTTCGCTTATCTTTGTAAGATATTGCTCAATATCCATTACATACCCTCCCACGGATTGCCTTCAAAGCCATAGCCCTTTTGCTCACTAAGCTTTGGAACGTTCGCTTTTTTGATCCAGTTTCTTATAGTTAGGTTGTGGTTGGCATAGTGCTTATCCTTTCGGTTCTCCAGATATTCGTCAAGCTGCTTTATGTATTCGGCAGTGACCTTTTCACCGTAATCTCCGATAAGCCTGTCATATTCTTCCGATGAAAGCATTACGTGCCTAAACTCACCGTGAATATGTTTTTGTGGTTTGGATTGCTTTGAAGCTGTAAGCTTTGGCTGTTCTTTTTCCTCGGCTTCAACGCACACATTTTTGTCTATCCTATCCTTACCTATCCTATCCTTACCTATCCTATCCTGCGTCAACGTTTCGTCTCGAACCCGTGACGAACCCGTGACGAACTCGTCACAGGACAGGGAATAAGCGTTGTTTTCATCAACCAAAAGCATCGTTTTTTCGCTCTTGCACGCCGTTTCCCTGTAGGTATCCTTGCGGATATAATTGTGGATTTTCCAATGTCTTATGACCACAACGCCGCTTTCAAAGGGGATAACAAACTGTTTTGCTATAAGCAGCTTCATGTCATCTTCCTTACAGCCGCATATCCGCATAATGGACTTGGGCTGATTGATAAATCCATCATCGTCCGCTCGCATCGCTAAGTGAAAATAAAGAAGCTGAGACGTAGCAGGCATATCAAGAAAGCAGTCACTGTCAATTATCGTTTTGGAAAACATTCTGCGATCTGCCATCTTGCTTGCTCCTTAAAACGGCAGATCGCCGTCACTGATGACCTCATCAAAGTCACTCAGATCATTTGCCGCAGACTGCTGATATCCGCCCCGGCTGCCCTGTCTGTTGCCCTGAGACTGACCGCCCTGCTGATATTCTCCGCCTGACGAACTCTTTGTTTCACCAAATGAAACCCCATCGGCATAGACCTCAGTAACATAGTGGCGTACATCGGGATAGCGCTTGTCATCATACGTCCTTGTTCTCAGCTCACCTTCCACAAGGATAAGTCTGCCTTTGTTGAAATAGCGGCACACAAATTCCGCTGTCTGCCTCCAGGCAACAACGTTAATGAAATCTGACTGCCTCTCGCCGTTCTGGTCAGCCCTTGCCCTTGTTACCGCAACGGTAAACTGGCACACCGAAACGCCGCTCTGTGTCTGTTTAAGCTCCGGGTCAGCCGTCAGCCTTCCCATAAGAATAACTCTGTTGATCGAACACGCTCCTAACATAGAAGCAACCTCCTTTTAGTCCGCCTGAGCTTTCAGCCCAAGCTTTTTGCAAAGCCACTCGTCAAGTTCAATGCCGTAGATGTGATATTTTTCATCAAAGGTCTTTTGCCCCTCTGAATGGCATTCTTCATGATGCTCTCGGCATAAGGCTTCCGCCTGCATACCGATGTGAATAATGGTTTTGCGGTCACGACCCATGCCTACATGGTCAACATGGTGCAGATCGGCTCTTTTGCCGCATACAGCACATACACGGTGTTCTATGCAGAAATACAGATATCGTCCTATATCGTCCGTTCTGCTTATGGCGCTTTCCGAAAGCGGTATGCCCCAAGAGATCGCAAATTCCAGTATGTAGGAAATAAACTCTCTCGCCGTACTCATGTCGCAGTCGGAAAGCGAAAAGCCTTCAATGCCGTTTTCCGCACAGAACATCCATTTCAGATGCTCTTTTATGTATTCGGGAACATCGCCGCTGTAAACCGCAATATCCCTTATAGTGGCATAAGCCTTTTTCCTCTGCTGCGCCGATATGCTCCTGCCGTCTGTAAGCGTTATCTCGCATTGCGTAATGCCCTGCTTTAAAAGCTTCCGTTCATCATTGTAGGGCGCTATGACGGTAAGAGCCTCGCCGTCATAGTCGTGCAGATACCCCACAAAATGCTCAATCATGATGCGCCTGCTCCTGCTTGTAGCAGCTCAGACACATTCCGTTGCAGTTCTGATATACCGTTTCAGCAGAAACAATAGTGCCGTCAGACTTTTTCACGTTGGATATCTTCTTTCCGCACTTGGAGCAGGTAAAAGTCGGCGCACTCTGCTTCTTTTCACGCCCCTGCGGTCTGTTCTGCTGCTCTCTGTATTCGTCAGTGTCAGCGTCCTTTGTATCATCAATAAGGAATAAACCGTTAAGAGCGTACTTTCTTGCATACGAACTCGCCGTGCCTGTTACCTGGCTTTCGTCCATGCCCTTTTTGTCATCGGGTTCTCTGGCGAATGCTTTTGTGCAAAGACCCGTGCCGCTGCCGCTCACATCACACAGACGGGCGGTAGCCTTGATATATATTCTTGCTCCTATCATAACAGGCTCGTCCGATAACATCAGCATTATGCCATACTTTGCGCACAACGGCTTGACCGCATTGAGAATATCCTCGCATGACCTGTAGTTATACTTGCCGAAGCTGTTGTACTGCCCTTTGGGGGCTTTAAGCTCCGCCTGGATCATGGTCACACGTTCCAGGAAAGATAAAGAAGCTTTGCTTTCTTCCATCACGTCTCGCTCCTTTCGTCACGTATCATAAATTCGCCGGGGGTCTCTTCCACATCAAGACAGCTTACGACCTCGCCGTTGCTGTCAACGACCACATCGCCCGATACCGTCAGCGTTTTCTTAAACCCTGCCCAGTCAACAGCCTCAGTATGCTTTACGTATTCAGGGGAATGCTCCTTTACGTATTCCAGAAGCTTTGTATCGTCCTTGACTATCTTGACTACGGGCTTTTTGTAAATAAGGGAGCCGCTTAAAAGCCTGTAACTCTCCTGTGTCTTGGTTTTCTTGCACTGCTCACTGACGATCAGCATATATTCTCCAAGAGCTTTTTTGAGATACCCCGTGCGTGAAGTAAAGCGTTTCTCCGCCGCTTCGACCTTATCCATAATAGCAGCGATCTGGCTGTCCGCCAGAGCTTTCAGCCTTTCAAGCTCTGCCTTTTCGTCAAATATCTTTTGCAAAGCCCATTCGGCAGCGTTATCATCTCTGATAACAAAGCCTTCCTTGATTTCTTCCTCCATTATCTTCACTCCTTGTTAATTTTCGGGAAACTCGTCATCAGGCTCCCTGTCATCTTCATCATCGGTCAGCCATCTCTCTTCGGCACGCCTGAGAGCGGCTTCGTTGCGGAGATAATCAGAAACTGAGATCTCCATCTGTGATATCCTCCTTCTTGTCTGCGGTCTCCGCTGCGCAAGGTTTGCCTACAATAGCGAATATTTCATCCTTTGATACAGAATACTGGCTTGAACTTACGTATCTGAGAATACAGTCAAGCTGTGTAGCCTTTACGGTAAGCTCGTTGTTCTTCTTGATAAGATCCGTGATCATCTTTGATGTTTCAGATTTCATAATAATTTCCTTCCTTTCGTTATTCTTCATCATCGGGTGTGTCCATAGCCGTTCTGAGATTATCAAAAAACTGCCACAGCATAAATATTGTCAGAATAACTACTATGCCGATGGCTGAAATATGATATATCAGCTCAAAAAGCACGTCCATGTTTTCACACCCCTTCAATCCGCTGACCGCACCTGATACAATATCTCATATCATATTCGTTCAGCAGTTCACTGTTAAATTCCGTTCCGCAGCACTGGCATTTGCCGAAAGCGCCGTCATCTGTAGCCTCTTTCGGAAGCTGCTTTTTAAGTGCCGCAAGAATGCACTGCCGCTTGTCATCGGGCATCTGTCTTGTTTCGATGTATCCGATGCTTGACTTTACAAGAGCAGGTCTGAGAATGCTCATTTTTACCACCTCTTTTCTTTTTGCAGCGGTATTCGTAGGACTTGACTATCTTCTTGCCCTGTTAGTACCGTGTGCAAAGGTCATCAGGCGGACAGTTCCGCTTCTCTCCCGTGTTAAGGATATAGTCGCATGACCACTGCCCGAAAACCGAAAAATAGGTACCACGATGTATGCAGCTTTCGCACTTCATTGTCTCACCTCATTTCAGCTTGTCCCCGTAAACATTCTTTATCTGACTGAGTTCTTCGCAGAGTTTGTCAATATTGCGCTTGCCTATGGGAAGAGCAATGACCTTCTTTTCGCCCACAATATCCACCAGAGTGAGCTTGCCTTCTTTGATACCCCACAGCGTGGACGCCGATACGGCGCTTTCAATGACAAAGAAACCTGCTTTTTCCATGCTTTTCGCCACTGAATGGGCGTTGACCGTTCCGCTCATTTTCCCTTCACCTCAACATTGCACCCCGAGCGTTCAAGCCTCTGAATGGATTTGATGCAGTCACCAAGCCGCATTTCATATGCGCTGTCGATAGAAGAGAGCTTCCATGTCCTGCCGTTATCTTCCGATGTGTAGTCAGCTACCGTTATGCGGTCACTGTCTTTCTTTCTGCGAAAAGCAGCTCTGAAAATCCGAGGAGCGCTTTCATTGTCTATCGCCGTAACTGTCATTCCGCTTTCGAGAATGATCTTGAGCTGTTCTGCACTCAGCATTTCAGATACCACCTTCCATTATCAGCTTCACCTATGAACACCCACGCACCCGGTACAAAGAAAATAGGTCTCTTCGGGTGGTTCAGAGCGCTGTTGTAGATAACTGTTGCCGTTTCAACAGGTTCATCATCGCTGTTGTATTTGCAGATGACTTTCCCTTGCTTGTCCTTGCACATAACACTTATCATGACTTACACCCCCCTTAGAAATTAACTTTGCAGTACCAGCGGATAAATACACCTGTGGGTATCAGATAATCGTTTCTTGTGGCATTGGGTCTCTTCCAGTACATACCAAAGGTTTGGTCTTGCCTGATTATTGCCCTGAGTGATTCTGGATTACAACCCCAATGCTTAGCGATAGGTACAACGGGTATCTGATCTGGATATTTTTCGATGATATAACTAAGCCACTGATTATCCTTTTCGATGAAGTTGGAAAGAACATCATTATTCATCTTCATCATCACTCCGTATATCAACATTCTGTGCCGCATAAAGAACCATCTGAGTTGCTATATACGTCATAGACAGCCCAGTCTCTGCCTCTATGGCAGATATGGCGTTGTAGGCTTTTGCGCTTACCTTGACCGTCTGCGCCTGCGATTTTTTTGAAGGTTTGCGAAATATCAGTTTTTCCATTGCCCAAGAGCCTCCTTTCTTTGAATTTTACAACGACTGTAAAATGTAATCGGGGGAAACGTTGAAAAGTTCGGCGATCTGCTTAACTGTTGAAGCTTTAAGAGAAGCTCCGTTTGAACGTATCCATCCATAATATGCTGAACGGCTTACACCGAGCTTATCGCACATTTCGTCTATGCTCATGTTGCCGTTTTTGGCACGTTCTACCGTTAAAACTTTTTCAAGGCTCATAATTTCATCTCCTATTCTATCGTTCATATTGTGTATTATTTGCGGGGTATGCTCTAATTATAACACAAAATGTGGATTTGTCAATACCTTTTGACCACGAAATCGGGCAAAATGTGGATTTTGGCTTTGTCAATTATATACAAACCTACAAAAATGTATATACAGCCACTTTTTGCAGCAAATGTATTGACAAATACACAAAATGTGCTATAATTAGTACATAGGAGGTGATTAAAACGTTTGATGACAGACTAAAAAATTTGCGAAACGCCAAAGGTGTTAAACAGGCAGACGTTGCAAAGGCACTTGGTATAGGCAAAAGCGCATATAGCAATTATGAAAAAGATCTGAGAGAGCCAAATGCAGTGATACTTAAAGCTATGTCCCAATATTTCGGAGTTACGATTGATTATCTTCTTGATTGTCATACCGATTTCGCTACATCTGATGCTGAAAGAAAGCACATAAAAAAATACCGAGTGCTTGATGAACACGGTAAAAAGATGGTTGATTTTGTAACCGATACGGAATACGAGAGAATGTGTGAGCAAAAGAACACAGACACACATTCCGATTATACCCGAAGTATCGCAGCAGGCGAAGGTTCACAGGGCTTCAAAAAGACAAAGGTGGTTGGTAAATTTGCAGACCAAGTCGCAGAAATCGAAGAAACCGCAGAAGATGACCCTGAACGACCTTTATCAATTTGCAGAAAATGATAACGATATTACAGTTATCTCCGCCGAATGTGATGAATACAAGGCGCTTTCCCTGCTTACGCCTCGGGGAAAGTGCTTCATCGGCATGGACTACAACGAGATAAAGACCGAGAGGGAAGAACGCCAGTATCTCGCTCATGAGATAGGGCATTGTGTCAAGGGGGCTTTTTACAGTCCCGAGGCAGATATCAGCACCATTTTAAAACAGGAACACAGGGCAGATGCAGAGGCTATAAAATATCTCGTCCCGAAAGAAGAACTTATAGAAGCTCTCAAAAGCGGGCTTACAGAGATATGGCAGCTCTGCGAATATTTCGATGTAGATGTGAAATATATCCGCCTTGCGTACTGGGAATATTTTGATAAGATCATATGATACAGTTATATAATAGACAGTAAAGGAGAAATTATTATGGGAGTTTGGAATTGTCCTGATTGTGACTACAAGAACAGCGATTCGAGTAAGACCTGCGCTTCCTGCGGAGCATCACGCCCGGGAGCTTACAGAGTAAATGCCGGCGCCACTACATGGAAATGCCCTAAGTGCAATACCTCCAACAGCACAAACGTCAGCAAATGCTTCAAGTGCGGTGCTTCAAGATACGGTGATACCGTCCGCACTCAGCACGAAGAACCCGAAGAGCGCAAAGGCTTTCAGGTGAACAGTAAAGTGGCAGCGGTTTGTATAGCCGTTGCGGTTGTGGTCGCAGTAGGCTCCGCCATCAACAGAGCTTCCACAAGCAGACCCTCGGTTCAGTCAAGCACAACTTCCGTGACTACCGAAGCGACCACAAAGCAAGAAAAAAAGAACTCAGCTTCAAAACCGAGTTCTTCCTCAAAGCCATCTGCCCTGATTAAATATGCCGCTGACGAAAATAATATATCTGTCGATGATATTTCCGAAACAGAGGCAACCGGCGATGGTAAATATATGGTTACTGTCTATATCAGTCAAAATTCCACGCTTTCCAAAAAGCTTTCAGTAAGAGCAATGCACAACGATATATGTTCCTTGATAGAACCGCTTCAGAATTGCAGCAAGCTTGATACCCTTACGATCTTTGTTCAGGGCAATTTTGTTGACAGCTACGGAAAAGAGTCCAAAGACACTGTAATGCGTGTGAATTTCAATGCTTCTACTATAAACAAGATAGATTTTTCAAGTGATTATTGGGATAGCAGTAACATCCCCGATGTTGCCGATGGATATTGGCTGCATAAATCATTACAAGAATAAAAAAATCCCCGCCCGGCGCTGGAACACCGAACGGGGAGCAGGATATGTAAAATACACACCCAAAGCAAGTATATTTTACCATATCCTCCCGAAAATGTCAAGGAGGAATTTTTATGCCAAGACCCAAAAAACAAGCCCCAAACCACGCAGATGGAATGTACGAGTACAAGGCAACTGTCGGCAAGAGCTTTGATGGCAGATCTATCCGAAAAAGCTTTTACAGCTCCAAAAGCCTTGCTGATGCCAAGGCAAAAGCTCAGGAGTATATTATTTCCAAAGAAACAGCCCTGCGAACAGGAGAAGTATTTATCCAAAAGAACTACACGTTTGCCGAATGGGCGCTGAAATGGCTTGAAGTATATAAGCGTCCGACCGTTACGGAAAATACATTTATAACCACTTATCAAATACCTGTCAAAAATCATCTTATACCCTATTTTGGAAAAGCAGAGTTGCAAGATATCAAAAATGTAGATATCCGCAACTTTTTTTCTCAAAAGCAGCGGACTGCATCGGCTTCATTGCTCCATAAGCTGAAAATAACCTTGTCAGCCATCTTTGAAGCCGCCATTGAAAATGATCTGTGCGTGAAAAATCCTGCAAAGAATATTGAATACCGAAGCGCAGTTGAGAAGAACGAAAAGAAGGTCTATTCCGATGAACAAATACGCCAGGCAAAGGATTTCTTCTTTAACGATATGCCCGAAGCCTTCTTGCTTCTTGATACGGGGCTGAGACGTGGCGAAATGCTGGGGCTTATGTGGAAAGATATCAACATAGAAAACAAAACTTTATCCGTCAACAGATCTATTGCAGATAAAAAGGGCGGAGGCATAGCCATAATGCCGCCAAAGTGGGAAAGCTACAGAACTATTCCCATATCGGAAGAGCTGATACGACTTCTTGAAACTCTACCCCACAATTCAATGTATGTATTCCCGAATGTTAATGGTCAGATTGCCTGCCCTCATAACTGGTCACAGAAACTGAAAAGGCATATGGCAGCACTGAATGCTCAGTACCCTTCAATCCCTGTGCTTACAGCCCATGAGTTGAGACACACCAGAGGAACGGAGCTGCGCCGTAGCGGAGTTGACATATACACAATTCAAAAGCTAATGGGACACAGAGATGTAAATGTCACAGCAAACATCTATGTCCATGATGATACCGAGACAACTCGCAGGGCAGCAAAGATAGTTTAGATTAAACTACGACAAAACTACGACAGCTAAGTGCAACTAAGTACGACTAAGTAGCACTTAATAATTTACGGAAATCATTCTAATGCGGTGTTTGTGGCTATAATTCGGTGATTTTTGCATTGCTGATTTTTTGACTTTTAATCAAAGGGTCTGGGGTTCAAATCCCCAATGGCTCACCAATGTAAAAATCCTCTCAAATGGCTGTAATACGTGATTTGAGAGGATTTTTTATATCTTTAAAATTGTAGAATATGTTAATATGATATACATATACGGCGCTACTACGACACTACTACGACAAAACGCAAGAATAAATAAAATTTTACGGGCAAAATTTATAATACAACAGGAACTCAATTTGAAATTCGGGGACTTTTCAAATCTGCTTGATTTTCAGAAACCTACCTCAAAGTTTGCACCCAAGAAAATTCCAATGGTTATTCCGCCCATTACAGCTCACTGGCTGCGGCATACATATATCACGATGCTGTATCTTGCTGGTGTCGATGTTATGACGGCCAAAGAGCAGGCAGGTCACGCAGACATAAAAACCACCATGCAGATATACACACATTTGGACTCCAAATACAAGAATAATCAGATTGATAAACTTGACGAATATTTGAGCAAAAAAGGCAATGGGTGTCAGATGGGTGTCAAAAAGACATGTTAGGAATTACCAAATAAAAATATCCCGCAAACCTTTGTGGTCTGCGGGATAGTGGATCATTGATTAGCTGGAGAGAATGGCTGTGAAAGCAAATTATTCTTTTTCATTGATTTTTAGTTTTTCCTGAATTTTATCATTTAAAAGCTTGGCAATATCATTTAAAAAAGATTTATACTTATCTTCTCCCCATTCACTTTCACTTTTGTCAGAAAAATATTCTTGCTCCAATATGGGCAATATTTCCAGATATACTAAAAGATAAAGCTTAGCATATTTTAAATCTTCCATATCATTTTCATATTCACCTTGATATGTACTAAAATCAATTTGTACAGTATTTTGCTGAAGTTTTAAACTTATATTATCATGATTAGTATACGTAATATCAACTTTGATCTGATTCAAAGCACTGCTTTCTAATAAAAAAGATAAAGCACTTATCAAATTTATTACAGCTTCTCCATTAGCAGAAACTTTATTCTGCAGATCCTCAGTATTACCTCGGAATCCCTTAATTGCATCAAGATACAAGGTCAATGTATTATCTTTAACAGAGTTTTCAATAGAAATCTTATTATAAAAAACGCGAAAAATAAGCCAAATAAAAAAATCTCCATCAAATTGAAAACAATTCTTTTCAATTTCATTTTTTCCGTTATAAGATAAAAGTTTTCTTAGCATTTTTTGCGAATTTGAATTTTGATCAATAATATATTTAATGCGACCCAAATGTGAGTAAACAATAATACGACCAGATTTTGGAATTATTCTATCTTCACTTTGATAAGGCAACAATGTTACTTGATTGTAACTATAGCGTATAACATTAAAATCAACACTTAAGCCATTTATCGTTGTAATTTGTGGCGAAGGAAAAACTGTATTTAACTGCCAATCCTTCCAAACAATTAAATTGTTTTCATTATCATCATCTACTGAATCGACCAATAAGTTAATTGCATCTTCGAGTTTGGTAGTTTTTGAATCCGACCAACGCATTGTTGACATTAAATATCACCCATTCTTATTTCAGCTTTGTTGTATTTTAAAGAGACTATTTTATACAAACCTTTATTTATGTAAGGCATAATGATGATTGAACGTGAAACATCGTTGCAATTTTGTGCCATAATAATACGAAAGGATTGTCGTAAATCGACATCTGACACACTTCCAATTATTTCAGTTATATCAATTTCACAGTCCCCATCTTGATTAATTGATACACCATGTAAAACGGCGGAAGGTTGAATATCAATATATCCCGGATTTTTTATAAGTACTTTTACATTTTTAAATTGTTCTTTTTTTCCCTTTATTTCAATAAAAACATTCATTTCCGCAACACCCGATGCTTGAGAATCTTTTAAAGATATTATAGGTGTTTCATCTATATTACTATCATTCCCAGCATTTGAAAAAATGACACGAATTTCAGGAAATAAACTACTAAAAAGCGGAAAAATAGTTGATAGAATTGCATCAATAATTGCAAAGTAAACACTAATACATACATCCGAAGCTTTATCTTGAGGACCAATATTTAACTCCGCAAAAATATTATATTTATCCATTAAATTTAATCCAATTATTGCACTAAACAATGGAATTAAAATTGTTAAAATACATTTTATTTTTGTCATGGGAATACACACCCCTTGACAAATTCGCATATTAAATCCGATACTTCATTAAAGCTTTCACAGTTTATCCCCACTACACCATTAGATTGAATATAAAATTGCTGTGCCTCTCCATATGAATTACGCTTTTTAAAGTACATACTCTTAATTTCAATAGAAGACTTTTCAGAAATGGGCTTTAACACATCCAATAAATATATTAAATACGAAGGATTTGAGTTCATATTCGCCAAAATAGACGATATTTCTTCATTATACTCGACATCTTCTTCCATAAACTTTATTTTTACAAGGGTAAAAGACTTATTTATAATCATATATTTCAAAAGAGATATATATGTTTCAGAAGAAATTAAAATCTGATGATATTGTAAATTCCGTTGCTCCTTTAAAAAACTAAAATAATCAATTTTATCTTCTGGCCATTTTATATTTTTTATACAATATAAATTATTTTCATTCTTCCAAAAAAGCTTTCCTTTGCAAAATTGCATAAGCACCCCTCAATAATCATACATAATAATCATTTTAATTATATCAACAAGATCTTAATATGTCAATATAATAATTAGTTATATTATATACAATTAATGCAGATTCATTTACGCTATGTTAGATATAGCAAAAGGACCGCAGATTAAATTCTACGGTCCTCAAGTATTGCTACGAAGCCGAACCTACCATCACTCGTAAGAATGAATATTGGTTCGACTTTCAAAATTTGAAACCTACACAAAGGCAAAGATTGAAAGACATACAAACAAAAATTCTCCCGCCCTCAACCGAGAGCGGGAGAAAATTTTTACATCACCTTAATAAACGCACTTGGATAATCTTTCTTGACCTTTGCCAAATATGCTTCGGCGTTCTTACGAGACTTAAAAGCCCCGACCTGCACATAAAACATCTGATTGCTTTCGACAGCAGGCATAAACATCTGCTGAAACTTCTTCCAGCCCTCAAGCTCTGCCTCCGAATGCGTCCACATAGCAGGGCACAGCTTGCCGGTCACCTGGTGGTGCATTATAACATGGTCAGCTGAAATGCCGTATGTTTTCATCAGATGCTTGACCAGCTCAGCAGCCAATGCCAGCTCTGCATCGGTGAAATACCAGTCCGTGTCATCTGCGCTCAGAGACTTCCTGTTTTTCTTGTTGCTGCAAATTTCAATGTTGATGCAGTTGCTGTTGCTGCACTTGCCGTAATATCTGCCGCCCTCTGACGTGGACATCTTGGTGTATTTTACCCCGCCTGCGCCCCATGAATAACGGTTTGCAATGTCAGGATTATAGCAGACAACATTTTCATCATCCACGATAAAATCAGCGCTGGCAGGATTGGCGGGATTTGCTCCTGCCCTGAACCATGCTGCAAGATTGTGTGCGCTGCCCGCAGCCGATGAGGTGCCTGCCGTGTAGTGGATCACTATCCATTCGATGGATCGCCCTTTGGCAACAGTGGTGTTGGCAGTGCCTGTATCCATTTTGATGTTAATGCTCATCGTCATCGTCCCCCTTATTCTCAGCTGACTTCTTCACATTCTCCGCAATTTTCATAAGAAAAGGCGGCAATGGCGTGCCTATATCACGTATATTTTCGAGAATTGAAATTATCTCGTTGGCGATGAGCCATACTGCCGCTACAGAAGCGACAACAAAATTAAGCCCGATGGATATTCCCGCCGTGCCGACGGCATATGACAGCAGCCAGTCGAGCATAGCACCTATCGCAACCAGCAGCCACATACAAATCTTCTTAGCTATCCCACGAAACGATTTGTACGAGCTGATAGCCTCACTGCGGTATTTGGCAGCACACAGCCCAGTTATGTAGTCGATGATGTTGCAAGCAATAAGTATCAGCATGGGTACATACAGGATACCCAGCCATGATGCGAGCAGCGCTCCAACCGTGACGGAAATTTCTTTTACTCTTTTCATTTTTATTCCTCCTTACACCCTCAGAACGAAATTGCCATACATACTAACGTACGTATCGTCACCGATTGTGAAGATGCTGCCGCGGACGGGTTTTTCCATTCCGCCATCAGCGTGCATAACGTGGCTTTGGATTAAACCGGAAGCTGCGAATGTAAACGGCTTAATGCAGTACGATGCAGTTGTCCCCACTGCGTCAGCTCCATAGTAGGAGAGATTGCCATTGATAATCCCGTTTCCGACAAACCAAATAAAACCTGCACTAGATGTATCAACTTCAACGCCACACTCGGTGCCATCGAATTTGGTGGCAGAATGAATGCTGCAACACCAAGGGGTCGTGCCAAAACCCAGTCCAACCATATCTGTATCAGAGATGATATACAAATATGGGTCGCCGCTCAGTGCGACACTATGTGACTGCCAAGCAGGAGACTGATTGCCTGTCTTGGTTGACACTATGTACTGACTACTACTGCTCACCTCAATAGCAATAACCTTGTCGTTGATATTGGCAAACTTCGGCGTCAGTGTGCAGCCTGTTTCCGTATATGTGATGTCAGCAACCGTTGTCAGGAGATTTTCCACAGAATGTAACCATGCAATAATTTTGGAAGTGTAGTTAGCCTGTGTCCTGTCATCTTTCGACATACCCAGCGTAGGCTGATATTTGTAAAGCTTTCCCATTATCCTATAACCTCCGTATCTGCAATATCAACAGCTTCTCCCACCGCATAAATTGGCAGGACCTGTCCGTGCAACGTTATACCGCCTGTTTTCATGCCGCTTCCACCCCCTTTCTGAACAGCCTTAAAATTTGCCGCTGCCTCGTTTTTAGCCGCCACAGCCACAGCACCCGAACCTGTGATATATACAGTGTCCAGCCCCATCATGTGCATATAGTTGAACGTCTCGCCGTCTCCAATGGTGATAACGCCATCATCGCCCTTGGCAGCACCTGATTTCAGGGATACTGTGATATCCTTGCCCGACTTGTTGCGGATATCAAATCCGTTGTATTTGGCATCAAATTTCACAGCACATTCAGTGCCGTCAAGGGTGATCTCGATGACCCTGTTGCAGCCTTTTACTTCTTTTATCATAAATAAAATATCCTCCTCTACTACGCATAAACCGCCTGAAAATATACGGGCGATACAAATCCGTTTGGTATGCCAACAGTAGCCGAATTAAATTCCGCGAAAAAGGAGTTCCACCAACTCTCAGCACCGCCCCACAATTCGCCATTACGCCAAACTCTTCCAGGATAAAATTGAAAATACTGACCATTAGCTTTAATCTGATAATTCTCAACAGTAAACCAGACGGATAGTTTTTCCGTCACCTTTATTTGATATCCGCCTCGCAAAATATTATCATATGTTACAGTCTGTCCTGTCGTTAAATTTGTCATTGTTGCGCCAAGATACTTTGTGACATAGGTATTACCGTCGGTTAAAACCTGGGGGTCACTGTAGTGCACAAATAGTTTTAACTGCAATCCTGTACTGGGACACGTAATAGCCGCCGAACCCTCATTCAGTGTGATACATTTTACGATGTCCCAATCCGTTTCAATCGCATTATCCAGTACAATTTCATTGCCGTCAGGGTCGGTAATGCCCGTGTCAATGCTATCGCCAATACCCAGCGCCTGCTCGTATAGCTTTTTATATTTGTCGCTTACGTTTACCGGGTCAAACCCGTCACAGCCATAGTCGGACGCATTATACACACCTGGTTCCACCACGGTCAATGGTTGTATGTTTGCTGCTGCTTGCACATCAACCGTCACAGGCGCAAATCCAACATACCCCTCAGCCTTTTCAGCGTCGGAAACATTGTATGTGCCGTTTTCCGTTATAGTTATGGGCTTGACCTTGCCGCCGGAACCGCTGTTCATCTGCGCTAAAATGAGTGAACTGACAATATCATTCACCGCCGACATAGCTTAACGCCTCGCTTTCCGTAATCTCTTCAAACGTAACAACTGGATTTGTCCTTACATTACCCGACCCCTGCGTTTTTACAGTGAGTTTTCCGTATTTTGAAGCCTTGAATATCATAAAGCTTTCATTTTCGGAAACCACTTTTGTTACAAACGGAGCTGCAAGAGCTTCATATGTAAAGTAGTCCTCGCTGCATACGTGTATCTCAACGGGTACGCCTTCAATGGGCTGATAATGTGTGCGATCAAGTTCTTCCACAATAAGCCCTCCTTACAGCTTGACCTTTGTGCCGTCACCGTTTTTGTTGACAAACCAGTTGCCGTGAACAGTCCCTACTTTAACGCACTGTTCAAGCAGTCGGTTCATCTTGCTGACGTATGTTGCTTCACTCTCGTTTATCTGGGCGGCTGACAGGCTCGCTACGGATCTCAAAGCGCCAAAGCTTATAATTATCGAGGTGCATCGGTAGGGGCTTGTCTTGCCCTCAAAATGCGCCTGTCCGCACACTTCAATGTTGCTGCTTATTACCGCCTTGTCAACGGAAAATGCCATGTAGTCATAATATCCGCCGTCTGTGCCGTAGATCTGCGCCGCAATAGCCTGCGCAACAGCTTCAAGCAGATAATCGCCGCTGAGAAAAAGAGTGCTTTTGTAATCTCCGCCGCAAAAGTTATAAATGTAGTTGTTGCGTGTGTCTTCAGCGTAAATGCCTGTTATCCTTTTGACGGATTTTTCTATGATCGCCGAATGTTCACCCTTGCTGACGTTTGCAGCACTGCTGCTGCTTCCAAAAGCAACAAATTTCAGATGATTGTCATTGCCGCAGTACCATACGCCGCAGTCCGCTTCCGACAGCCTTTGAAGAATGCTTCTCATGCTGCCTTTAAGGTCACTGTACGTTATCTTGCTCACTCTGGAAGTATTGCTGTTTCCACTGAACCCTGCCTGATTGGCAAGGTTATTGAGTACAAGAGAAGTATCATACTGCTTTTCAGTCTTTTTCTTCTTTTTGCTGCTTGAAGAGCTTCCTGAACTGCCTGAACCCGAACTGCTCGACCCGGAGCTGTCTGTACCCGATGATGATGTTCCGCTGTTCTCATTGTTTACTGTATCACTGCCATCGCTTGTGGTCGGATCCTCGTCATACTGCTTGTAATTGCTGTAGTCAAACGGAAGATCAAGCCGCTTGCAAAGGTCATATGCAGTAAAGCTTACTGATACGCCGTTAAAGTCTGAGCTGTCAATGTAGTAGTCAGGGAACTCCCAATCCTTGTAGTTTACAATGATATGTGCGCCCTGACCGAATTTGTTTGACGTAAACACATTACCCGAAAGCTGAGTTGTGGATACTCCGCTCGTTCCTATGCCGTCCACGCTTTTGGAAATGGTAATGCCGCTCAGATATTCTCCGGTGTATTCAGTGCCGTCAATGGTCAGCGTTAAATCGGATAAGCTAAAGACCGTCCAGGGGGATTGTATCGGTACTCATCGACAGCGATATATCCCATGTCTCAGGTTCTTCAATCGTAAGCTCACAGGATATGTCAGGTCGCTTGAATGTGGCGGTGTACGCCTTCGGCGTTGCGTATGTCACCGAAAGCGTGTCCGTTTCGCAGGCGGAGCATATCGCTTCTGCTACACTCTTCGGAACGTCACCCAGATTTGCGGAAATGGAGACCTTGCGCCCGATAAGGTCAGCTTTTTCCTGCTCATATATATTTTTGAACGATGCGCTGTCATATACAGGCTCAGTCCTTACTGAATATCCCTCTTCAAGATAGTCGCTGACATCTATCGTTCCCAGTTTAAGCATAACCATTTCAGTTTCCCTCCTGTATCTGGATTTTCTTGTTTTCCTCGTTCACGATCTCTGCAATAACACGCTTTCCGTCAGAAGTAAGTCTGAGGTTAACATCAATAGTCTGCGTGCCGCCCGACTTCTGCTGAGTGCTTTCGGTATTCTTGCTTTCAGTCTGTGTTGCAGTGACCGATGCAGCAGCCTTGTATCCGCTTGAAGAGTTGGTAACAGCCGCATTCTGTACGTCTGTCTTTATCTGCATATCAATACCTGTATTATCAAATATCGTCTGCAAAGCCTCTTCTATTTTGCCCTGGTCATTGCTTATGGAATTTACTATGTTATCCACAAGAGTATCGCCGATATTGCTTTCAGCCACAATGCTCGTTATGGTCGATGTAAGGTCAACAGTTCCATCGGAAATACCGTTGTTTACAGACTCCATAAGGTCATTTGCGGAGCTTTGCAGGCTCTTGAAGGCATCTTCCTTGTTGATGTCAAAGCCCTCAATGAATGAAAGCACAGTGTTCATTCCTGCGTTCTTGACATCATCTGAAAGCCCTGTAAAAAGCCCCTCTGCTTTCTTGATAAAGCCGCTCTGAAGCTCGTCAATATCGTTCTGATACCTGTTGTTTGCAATTTGAGTAGTGGTTTCGTCAAGCTCTTTGTAAGATGAATTGATCTTGTTGAACTCTTCATCACTCATCTTGTTCATCTGCTTGGCGAATACCATTGCCCGGTCAAGACTGAGACCGTTAAGCTCATCAAGGAGACCGTCCGCAAGCCCTCTCTTCTGGAGAGCTTCTATTTCCTTGGCGTATTTCGCCTTCTTTGCAATGTTCTCGATGGTGTAGGTGCTGTACGTCTCACCTGTTTTCTTATCCGTTTCGGTAGATACGGTAAATATGCTCTCGCCCATGAGCTTCTGCTTGTACTTGTCACGGAGCTTGATTATCTCATCATAACTCTTCTTGTACTCGTTTATCAGCTCGGTAAGATTGGACTTAACGCCTTTGATCTCCTGCTTTGCCTTGTCCTGTGCAGATTTGTATATAGTTTTTTCGGCACTGTCAAGCTCTTTCTGTGTAGCTTCACTGAGTTTGCGCCTGCCTGTTGCAACTTCCTTGGTGTATTTCTCGTAAAGCTCGCTTTCCTCATCAAGCTGATTGGCAATAGCTTCTATACGGTCATAATACTCGGAAGCTGAGATCTCTCCGTTTTCCTTTGCCAGCTCTGCAAGATAATGCTGGTGCTTTGCGGTAGCATCGTCCATCTTTTCAACAGAATTTGTTACCTGAACTGTAGCATCGTCAACACTCTCTGCCACAGTGGAAAAGTGCTTCTTTGCCTCTTCTTCTGACTGTTTTGCAGCGTTGTCGCCGAAATTGCCGCTAAGTCCCCAGCTTTCGCTGTTTTTTTCAAACTCTGTCTTGGCATCTTCTCTTGCAGCCGCCAGATCTTCGATAAGCTGTTCAGTATTGGCGATTTGGCTGTCAAAATACTCTTCAAAGCTCTTGCCGGAATGCTCATATTCTGTGCGCATCCATTCGGGCATTGCTGATGTATCATATATACCGCTTTTGCCAAACTCTTCAAAGGTGTTGTTCAGCTCACCAAGTTTCTTTGTAGCGTCCGCCGACATCTTGTTGATCTGCTCAACGGTCAGGTCTTTGTAACGGCTTACACGTTCTGCCTCTGCCTGTGCCATTTTTTCGGTGTAATCAGCATCGCCGTGCATGGCGTTGCTGAATGCCTCCTCCATGGCTTTGTACATATTTGCTCCGACTGTGTTCCAGTCATAATTTGCAATATATGACCCAATGGCTTCGCAGAAATCTACAGCAAACTCGATCACCGCAGGAATAGCTTCGATCATTGCAGTGTTCAGCTTGTCAACGATAACGGGTCCTTTTTCCAGCAAAACACCTATGGAATTTATCAGACCCTTTGCCAGCCCGATAATCAGGTTCTTTGCTGCTTCAAACAACTTGTCACGGTTGTCAAGCAGTGTGTCAGCTATGGTCAGTACAGCGTCCACAGCGGCGGGAATAAGCTCCGGGAGGTTGTTTGATATACCGTCAGCCAGAGCGATAAGTAGGTCAACAGCGCCCTGCGTAATGATTTCCGCATTTGAAAGAATAGTCTCGATAAGTGCTGATATAAGGTCGAGAGCACAGCTGACAAATGTGGGGGCAGCTGTGGAAATGACGTTTATAATGTCCTGCATCAGCGTTTGCAGTCCAGATGTTATCTGTTCGGTAACAGCAGGCATCTGCTCAACCACTTCATCAACAAGCCCCTGTAATCCGCCTTCCTGAAAAGCTTCATTCAGCGCATTGATGTAGTTGATAATAGGATCTGTATTAAATCCGGTATTTACCGCCTGCGAAATGCTTATGAAAAAGTCGTTCAGAGCATTTCTTGTCATTTGCAGCTTGCTTTCAGTGGTTTCATATCGCTTTGAAGCCTCTTCCACAAGCGCTGAGTGTTCTTCCCAGGCAGTGTTTGATGTGCCGATGGTTCTTGTCAGGAGGTCGCCTGCACTGCCGAGTGCAAGTATAGCATTTGAAAGACGGACTTCCTTTAATCCCATTTCATTAAGGATATTCAGAGCCGAGCCGCCGTTGTTGTTAAGCTCTCCCAAGCCTGTTATAAACGCATTTATTGCCTGAGTGCCGTCCTCTTTGAAGAGCTTTGTGAACTCTTCCTGCGTCATTCCTGCTACTTCTGCATATTTGGAAAGGCTCTTTGACTGAGTTTCTACAGCTGTCTGTACCTTTTTGATGAAGGTTGACATAGCCGTTCCGCCTGCTTCTGCCTCGATACCTACAGAGGAAAGAGCAGTCGAAAGTGCAAGAATACCCTGTTCGCTTATGCCTGCCGTGGTAGCAGTTGCCGCCAGTCGGGTCGCCATATTGACGATATCCTGCTCTGTGGTAGCATAGTTGTTTCCCAGGTCAACTATCGCAGAACCAAGGTTCTGATATTCTCCCGGATCCATCTTTGTGACGTTTGCGAACTTTGCCAATGCCGAAGCTGCTTCTTCCGCTCCAATGTTGGTAGAGTTGCCCAGGTCGATCATTGTTTTGGAGAATGATTTTATATCTTCGGTATGAATACCCAGCTGACCTGCCGCTTCAGCAACTGCCGAGATTTCCTCGACCGTTGAAGGCAGCTCCTTTGACATATCCCTTATCTGCTTTTCAAGGTCTGCATAGCTTATATTCGCTGTCTCGTCAACAGTCTTTGTAACGCCCGTAAAGGCACTTTCAAAGCTTACGCCAGCCTGCCAGATGTTCTGTGCAAGCTCAGTGGTCTTGTCGATAGTCTTTTCAACAGCGTCCGCAATAAGATGACCAAACGCATTTTGCATCGTAGTGCCAAGACCCGACACCGCATTTCTTGCTCTGCTTCCTTCTCCGAAAGCATCGTCAATATCGTCTCCCGTTCGGCTTGCTTGTTCACCTATTTCAGCCAAGCGGTCAGCAAGGTCTTTCATAGCCTTATCAATGGCTGTGCCGATAGAATTACTGATATCAGTTGAAAGACCGTTTATCGCCCTTTGAAACTTGCCGTCATCAGCATCAATTTCAATAATTACGGATCCATCTACTCCGCTTGCTGCCATTTTCGGCTCACCTCACTTCTCAAATGCGCCCGAGAAGCCTCTTTCGGTATGCCTCATCTCTCTCTTCCTTAGTCATGGGTATAGCCTTTTCAGTCGGAAGAGCATAAAACTCTTTAAGCTTTCTGTACCTTTCACGCTCTTTTTTGTTGCTGATATCGTTGAGATTGATGCCTCGATAACTCATTATCTTGACAAACTCGCAGTTCTCACCGAGATCGGCAAAATATCCTCTGAACAGCCACCAGTGCAGCTCGCATGATGTAAGGTCAATGCTATACTGCGCTCTGAATGCCGATGCAATGCGCTGTCCGTCTATCTCGTAATCATACAGCCTTACATTGCGCCTTGTAGCGCCTGCCCTGTTTTTGGAGCTTGTTATAGGCTCTCCGCAGCGGTAAAACCACCACATAGCCTTAATAGCTGCGTCCAGGTCATTGGGTATATTGCCCTTGTAAAAGCTTATCATGGCTGTTTTAAAGATCTCAGCACGCTTTCTCTTGTCTCTGCCGTTGTCTTTCAGCAGTTCGTTTTCAAATCGTGCCATACAGCGGAAATCCGTATTAACAGGAAGCTCCGCCCCTGCAACTGTTACAGCAGAGGGGAGCTTGTCAAAAAGAATGCGGCTCATATTATTCCAGCTTCATCTCGTTGCTGAAATCAGCAGCATTAAAGCTCTCTGTAATAGCCTTGATAAACTTCATATAGTCAAGCGCATCTGCCTTGGGAAAAAGTGCGTTGAAATCCTCTCCGCTCTCTTCAACAATGACCTTTACGCTTGCGCCGATGTCTCTTATGCCCTTGACCAGCTCAGGAATGGTCTTGAAACTCTTGAAAGCAGATACCTTTCCCTTTGTGCTTTCAATAGCTTCCAGAACATCAGCATTTGTAATGCTTACCTCAATATCAGTGCCGTTGTAATTTACCTTCATATAACTTACCTCCATTATTATATTTAACGTCCAAACCACTCGATTTCGAGGGGTTTGTGTGTTGTTTGAAACCTCTGAACAGTATAATTATTCGCTTACAGGCTCATAGGTCTTTTCAAAGATATCAGGCTTGCAAGGATACTGTTCTCCGTTCACACCAGTGATAATGTAGTCACCGACAGATGCCGTCATATCACCCTCTAATGTGTGGATAACAACTTCCTTATCAGTCCGATACGCCTCGACCACAACAGGCTTCTTGCGGTATTTCATTTAAATACCCTCCTTTACATAAAGCTGATAAACTCCACATCTTTTTCCGTAAAACGTGTTATGTCCTCACAAGATTTTTCGGAATAGTGGATAACATAACATTCATCGGGTGACATATGGAGATCAGCAATAAGGCAAATAGGCTCTTTATCTTTGATTTTAACAATAGAGCAGTGGTCTGCCTTTGTAAGTTCTCCACAGCGATTGATTTCATAAACTGATATACCATAAGACACAGCTGCGTTAAACTCTATTCTACAGCCTCTTGCAGATTCCCATCCCTCGCCCAGAACAAGAACATCGGCATCAGCGAGCAGTTCAAGTGATTTTGAAAGATACTTCAAAGGAATACAGCCATTCTTAGGGTCATAGTCCTTGAAATAGCTGTCAATTACCTCTACTTCGTCATCAAGTGTCTTTGTAGCTTTGATTATGTCTGCTCGTGCCGCAAGGATATCTTCTTCACTTTTGCCATTCATAGGCTGAGAAATAAATATTTTCTTCATGTTATCAATCCATTCTGATTGGTTAAAGATTGGTTAAAGATTGATTAAAGATTGGCTAAGATTTAATAAGTTTAACACTCATTCAACACGCATCTGAGTGTTAAAATGCGTGTTGGTAAGGACAATTATGTCACTACCAACAGTTTATAATGCGTGTTGAGCGTGTTATCCTTATAAGTTTATAACTCAGGTGCTGTCATCTGCATAGGTGTATTCAGTAGGCGCAGCGCCGTTCTTGGAAAGTGTAGCGGAAAATCCTGCATTATCGCCTGCATTACCGCCGCCGTCCTTATCAACAGCAATGGAGATCTTGCCCTTTTCGCCCTTGCCTGTTTTCAGTGAGAAGTAAACGTAATCAGTGATAACGTCAGAGCCTGTCTTGTACTTAACGCTATCCATATAGTCCTGAGCCTCATCGCCCTCATAGCGGTCAGCGGTGATGGTGAAGGTTCTCTGTGTGGACTTCTTGGTGGTGGACTTACCTGCCCTGATGTACTGCTTGTCGTTACTTTCGGAATTGAGTGAGCTGTCAACGCCCTCTGTATGTTCCTGAACAACAGCGTAATCAGCGACCTTTTCAGATGTGGAGCTTACCTTGATGGCAAGCACATAATCGTCAGCCATTACCTCACCCGTATAACTTGCGTTAGGGGTGTAATCCTTCATAAGATCTTTAAGAAGCATAAATCATTCTCCTTTTCATTAGTTTTTATAGGTCATTACCCATATCGACTGATATGTGACCTCTCCGTCCTCTGTTTTTCTGAACAGTGACGGTTGCTTTGTCATGCAAATATCTTCAACGGTAAATTCGTCAAAGACGGGCGTGTTGTGGATATCATCAAACCACTCCGAAAGCTGTTCATGCGGAATTATCAGATTTGCCTCAATGCCGTCCATCTGGACTGCTGACATTCTGTAATACACCGCAAATGATAACTCGCCCTTGTATTTCCCTCTGATATATTTCTTGACTTCTCTTGTGCCGCCGAGGGTTTGCAGCCACATTGCCTCTCCTGTCAGTGTCTGCGGTGCGCCGAAAGTGACATAGCAGGGAAGCCCGATATCGTCCTTATTCTCGTTGATACAGTTTACAAGCTGCGTCACGAGGAGCTTTTCAACACGCATATGCCCTCCGTTCAGAAATTAAGGAGCTGGGGAGCATTATCGACTATATACTGTAAGTCTCTTGCTCCGCCCGCTTTAAGGTAAACGTCCGTCCACATCATGCTTGCCAATGGGTGTACCGTTCTGGTTCTGTGCGGAAAATCATGGTCAGGTGCGCCGCCGTTTGCATAAAACTGATAACGTGCGTATCTGATATCATATACCAGATACGGCGTGCTGTCATGCGCTGACGGGTCAGCACTATCCATCAGATCGCCGCCGAGATATGGTGTGAACGTGTCAGCCCCCTTTTTCAGCTGCTGCTTCACAGCAGGATAAAGCTTGTCCTTGAACTGCTCCATTCGGTTGTTGATGCGGTTATAGTCAATAGTGACCCTTATCATCTTGCATTCACCTCAAAATGATGAATAGTTCCGTTGGGATTATAACGGATATCAACTGTGCTGATCTTAAAATCATTTCTGTTGCCCTTACCCTCAATGGAGGGCTTAGGGTCATCATGTGAGCCGAGTGCAATATAATCAAAACCCTTTTGCAGCGTCCACATTTTTGACCTGTCAGAAGCATTCTCGAATATCTCAGGATTTGCATATTCTTCGCCTTCGTCAGCTTCGGATATGCTCGGGAATATCATCAGATGCAGGCTGTCTGATACAGCACCGTGAGATGATGATGTGATAGCCCCTTCCTGCTGAATATATCTGACCGAGCGTAAAACGACCCTCTTATATTCCTGCGGGGCATATCCACCATTTATCGGCTTGCCGATTGACGGAAGCTTGTTGTACAGCGTTACACACTGCCTGAGCAAAAAAGGTGATGGCGTTCTCATAATATCACGTTCACCCCTTCAACAGCCCTTACATATTTCCTCAGAAGGCTTGCTACTATAGGGAAAAGACCGTATTCAGCCTGTTCAGCACTGTCCGATGTTTTGAGCGAATAGCTGTAGTCTCCTAAACTTTCGCTTGCAACGGACTTGTTGGCTGAAAGCTCCGTGTAATAGCTTATTCCTCCATTGGCTTTGCTCTGGGCTATCTGCAAGGCAGCTGCACGCTTGATTGTGTCATCTGCCTTGACATCTTCGCCTATGTATGCAGATATCGCAGTGTCCGCATAAAAAGAAAGCGTGTCAAACTCGCCTTCTTCGATTGTCGTTCCTGTGTTGAAACTGCAATATTCCGAATACGTAAGATATGACACGCTTTATCACTCCTTATCAGGCTTTCTTGTTGATATCCGCATTGCCTGCGCCGATGATCTTATTGTCAGCATTGATCTCAGCTACAGTGAGCTTGGTGTTGGAAGATGCTGAAACAACGATCTCATCACCGCTCTTGATGGAAGTCCAGCCGTTAAGCTCCTTGCCTGCCTCAACGTCCTGAACCTTTGCAGCTGCCTTGTAAACAAAGCTGTTGCCGCTGTCAGCCTTGGGGCTGATGGTAACTACAGAGCCGTTTGCGGTAGAGGAAGATGCTGTAGTGCTTACGTTCAGCAGTTTCAGTTCCTTTGCGCCTTTGATGGTGCAGATAACGTGACCATTGGGGTTAGGAAGAACAGGAACGAATACGCCTGATGCCTTAGTCCATACAGCCACAGGGTCGGGAGTTTTCCAACGTGTGAAGTACACAAAGTTGTTATAAGCTCCGCCTTCCACAGCAGAACCGCCGCTTCTTGCATCGTTTTCTTCGGGAGTAACGCCCCACAGACCTGTACCTACAGCGCCGTTTCTGTCGCCTACGTAAAGAATGAACTTATCCTCATCGAAAAGGCGAGCCTGGCAATCTCTGCCGTCTGCCTTCTCAAATTCGTACCAGTCATCGTTTACAGAAACAGTAAAGCCAAAGAGGGTGTTGAGCAGATTGTTAAGTCCGCTCAGGGTAATGATTACGCCCTGCATCAGCGCACCGTTTACAGCCTTCTGGATCTGTGTGTTCTGGAGCATCATATCCAGTATCTTCTGAGAAGTCATTGCGTGGGTGTATCTCTGACCCATTCTCTTGCCTGCGGAAACGATCTTGCGGAGGTCGCCGAGGATATCTGCATCAGCAGCAGTCCAGTTAAGCTCCTTGCGGTTCTCATCAGGAACGCCATAGTCGATTTCGAGGTCAACGTTGTTTTCCTTAATGGTCATCTTACCTGTGCAGAATGCCTCAAACTTTGCGACCTCTGCTCTGGTTCTTACAGCTCTTCCGAGGTTGCCGATATCATCATAAATGTAGTTGATAATATCACTGGGACGATTAACACGGCTGAGAAGTCTGCTCTCTCTTTCGGAAAGATTGAGTTTTTCCTTGATAAGGAGCTGCTCGATGCGAACAACGTCCGCTGTACGTCTCTTGCCGATATAAGCTTCGGTATCATAGCCGTGAACCATTGCAGCATGAGGAAGAGAAGGAGACTTTGAAAGTCTCATGTACTCAGCTTCAAGATACTGGGTTTTCATGTTGGGGAAAAGGCGGTCGCCGTCCGTTCCGATGTTCATAATATTGAGATTGGTACCAAACTCAATAAGATCATTCGATGTGATCTGGTCAAGAATACTCATGTTGTTTTACACCTCCATCAAGTATAAGCTCTGCTAAATTCGGGCGCATCTTCAAAGTAGATACCCTGTGCTTTGAGCGCTGTGATAGCTTCCTGTGTAGGAACTACGGGAAGTCTGTCCTTATAGACATGACCCGCAGTCATAACAGAGCAGGGGTAATTGCCCTTTGTAACGTCAACATCCTCAAACACAATGCCCTTTGCATTGCTGTCGTTTGAGGGAAAAATGGTGCCCGAACGGACAAACTTCTTGTTTGTCTCAGTTTCGGTAACTGCCATTGCCTGAGTTGCAGTGTTTGTCACACGTCTCATGCAGTTTTCGGAGGCAAGCCAGTTAGGCTTCTCGGTTCCGTGATATACAGTCTGGATAAGTGACATAAATTTTTACTCTCCCTTCGTGATATTGGTATTTACATCTGTTGCTGTAGGATTGTATGCCTTTGAAAAACGCTGGGCAGCAAGAGCGGCAGCGCTTACAGCGGAATTTCCGCCATTTCCTGCTGTTCCTGCAAAGTGCATTGAACCGGATGCGGGAGGCTGAGTGTCAGGCTTGCTTTCGACAACAAAAGCGCCCTTGTCTGCTTCAAACTGTGCCTTGTGGAAGTCGTCAAAGCCTACAAGCTTGCCGTCCTTGATCTCCATCTTCTTACCCTCTGCCTGAGACATATAGTAGTTTTCAGCAGATTTTGATGTAAACTTGATGCCCTTTTCAGCAATGGCAGCCTTTACAGCGTCCGAATATGTGCGCTTGTTGATGTCTGCAATAGCATTGTTATACTTTGTCTGCATCTCTTCAAGCTGCGTTTTCAGTTCGCCTGTCTTGTCATTCTTTTTCAGATCTTCAATATCCTTCACACTGTCACTGAGCTGTGTTTTCAGTGTTGTGATCTCGGCGTTAAGGGCGTTCACATCATTTCCGTTGAGAGCCATTATGCTTGAAATGACTTCATCGGAGGGGTTCAGGTCTTTAAGAATGTTTCTCAGTTCATCACGTTTCATTTTACATACAACTCCTTAAATTCGGTTACGTTTGTTTACGGGGTCTCGCCCCCGTACCTATCCGCTGTCACGCTGCGGACTGCGAAAAGCAAAAAAGGACTGTCGGCAGCCCTCGAATGCCCGTTCGAGAGACTGTCGCAGTCCTTTCATCATAATATAATTATACAACTTTACAATGCCTTTGTCAATGGATTTTATGCGTGTTGATGATATATTTTTGCTATTTTCTGGAAGATGTCCCTTTGACCGCCCCATCTGTTGTATATATCTGCTCTCTGGAATAATCACGAACAAGATCTGTATGCTCTGCAAGGTAGTCTCTAAGGTCTTTTTGCTTCTGACGTATCTTGGTATTCGCCGCCTTAATATCCGTATCACTTGCCCCAGTGCCTTCAAGAGCGGCTTTTTGACGTTTTGCGGCTCTTACCTGACGTTCATAGTACCGTTGCTTTTGAGTGTCCTCATAATGCCTGCGGTTTTCTTCTTCATCATACTCGGGATAAACAGGGTCAATGCCCGGAAAGTATGGATAAAAGCGATGTCGGCAATTCCAGCCGCAAAGTCCTGCACCTGTGCCGTAGCCTGTTGCATCGTAAAAATTTTCATACCCGCCAGAACCTGTCAGGCTGTATATTTTGCCCTGCCATACAAAATGAGAAGGTCTTGCGCCCCAATGTGATGAAACTTCCACAAGGTCATGCTTATAATCCTTCATGCGTGCCATTGTCATCGTGCCGGAAGTCTGAGCCATAGAGGTCTTGATATTTCTGCGCACTGCGACCTCTACAGTGTCAGTATGTCCGCTTTCCCAGTGTGTTATGGTCACGCCACGCCGAGCAAGATCAATGCAGGCTTCACGCACAGCCTGCGGAGTGGATTTGATACCCATTCTTACCTCGAGAAAAACACGATTGACAGCGTTGTAATATTCTCTTCTTGCTGCCTTTGTCAGCGTTTCCATGCCGTTTCCTGCGTCCATCATGCGTGTGTTTGTAAGGTTTGACAGACCAAATTCAGCGTTGTCTATGCAGGATTGAAGCGCCGTCTGCACAGTAGGGGACATATCCAGCGGAAGGGGGTCAACAGTAAGCTGACCTTCTGCAATGGCTCTGCGGTATATCTCTTCATCTTGTGTCACTATGCTTAATCCTGCATTGGTGATGATATCTCGTATTCTTTTCTGAGATAAACCCGTATTTTGGCTGATGATCTGCACAGCTCTTTCATTGAGCAAATTTGCCTGTTCAAGCTTATAAACTTCAAATCGTGCTGTTTCAGTGAGATATGCCGCCTTATTTATCCTGCGGCATATCTCTTGTATCAGAAGATTTTCTATCTCAGACCAAAGCTCAACAAGTGTCTGAGCTTGATTATCAAAGAAAAACTCGTCAATCATGCGCCCTCACGATCTTTGAACCAATCCCTACCTGCCTGCTGTGCCTGAGAACGGGAACGTATCTCAGAGGCGAGCTTTATAGCTTCATCTTTGCTGTAGCCTCGTGTCTCCATGAAATACTCTGCTTCATCAATCAGTCCCATTTGATACTCTTGCATTGCAAGCGCTCTTTTTTCGTCTTTACTTTCCAGAACACTATCGTCCCAGTCACATACAACGGAATATTCGCCACTCGGAACTATACCGTAAAGGTCACACATACGGCTCATAGCACTTACCAGCTGCTCAATACTTCCTGTGAGAGCAGTCTGAATGCTTTCTATTGTCTCATGGTATCGCCGCTTGCTGTGGATTACCTCAGTAGCCGTCTTGTCAACGCTCTGTGGGTCGGAAATAACGCCAAAAGACAATCCTGCATTCTGCTCAATACGCTTGAAGATGTCTTGAAGTCTCGCTGACATGAAATCATTGCGCAGAGCAGGGGAGAACTCCTGCAAAGCTCCGTCATTTTCAAAATTGACCTGCTTATAAAAGCGGGACATAGTATAATCAATGCCGTTTGACATTTTAAAAATGCCGTTTGCGCCGAATACTTTTCTTTCGCCGCTTTTCATCTCGTAGGTGGTCTCTTCCCACAGCTCATCAGCTTCTTTGATAAGGTCAATGCTGTCTGCATACAGTGAAACGCCGAGAGGGCTGTCAACATCTATGCTGTTTGCAAAAGGATTACTGTAAACAGCATAAAGCGGAGACAGATCACTGCCGCTTATGGTAACAACGTTCTGATAATTCTTCCATTCGGGAACAGAGGAAAGTGCAACCTGAATGCCGAGACCGCCGCCTTTTGACCCTGACCTGTATGCAGAATTTTCAACAATGTACGTGCCGTTTTCTGAATGATGATACTCTATCCTTGTGTACCAGCCGTCATCACGCCTGAGCTTTTCTGCAAAAATGCAGGAAGTGAACACGCCCTGACCATTGACCTTGACAGGAATAAAATCCCCGATACGGACAGCACTTGCGAGGATATTATCACCGCTCATATACGGCTTGAAAGCCATATTGCCGAAAGCAATAGCCTGCTCAACATAAACAGGAAACTTCCGCATGAAGATTTTTAGCTGTTCGTTCAGAAACTTTGCCCTCTCAGATGTGCCATCAACGTATATTTTAGCCTCACTGCACACTGTACGTGTTACTTCCCTCGACAGCACCGAAGGGAGCCTCAGAGACTTCACCTGACCGCTTCTGAGCCAGTCTATGTATTCAGTGTTGTTTTCGTAGAGATTTTCAGCCAATATGAAATGTTTTTCCATTTCCTCAGAAATAAGGCTGTCTATGCTGCTTACGTTAAAATATGACGTGCTTGCCTGCTTTGAGAATATGTGTGTGAGTATATCCCTGATGTAAAATAAGATTGACTGCATTAAAATACACCTGCTCTCTTTTCTCGAGCGATGACCGTGTACATAAAATAGCGCATAGCGTCCATCGCATGGTCATTCTCTTTTATTACTTCATCATTGCCCTTAGTCTCGTCCCAAACATAAGCGCCAAACTCAGCAAACAGGTTCACACAGCTTGAATGGAAATGAACAACGCCGCTTGCGATCATCGAGGCTGTGAACCTTATGCCGTCAAGCACATCATTGTTGGCATCTCTGACTATAAACTTTCCGTCCTGCTTGATGACCGCCTTGAACGAGGCAGCGGACGGGTCAACAATAACTCTTTCAATCGTGTAGCCATTGGCAAACTCACACAGATCTTTATAATACTGTTCGTCCGTTTTCTGAACATGGTCATTTTCATCTGCTCGGCTGTTGTAGTAATATTCTTTGCACAATACTACGGGCATCGGGTCATTGAAATTTACACGCCACAGCTGAAATGCAGTCGGATTGATAGTTCCATAGTCAATGCTTATGTAATACTGCCCTCGCTTATCGTATTTGTCGATAACGTGCTTTTGTTTATCAAACATAGGATAAACAAGACCTTCCGCCTTGACCCACAAGCCGAGAATATAACGCTGATAGAATGCGCCCTTGTAAAAGCTCTCGTATTCTGCAAGCTTCTCAGCCGAGAGCGATGGATTATCGGACATAAGAAAATGCAAGTGCTTTGCTCTTTTCTTTGCCGAATCGAGTATCCATTCCTGATAGAACCAGTGAGAGGGATTTTCAGGGTTACAGTTGAACCAATACCTCGCACCCTCAACAGAGCATCTTGCCAGAGCCTGATTTACAAACGACTGCGGCATGAGCGCCACTTCGTCCAAGAAAACGCCTGCCAGTGTAATACCCTGAATGAGAGCATATGAACTTTCATCTTTTCCGCCGAATATCCAAAAATAGTTCGTCCTGCTGCCTTTGGTCACTTCAAGCATATGCGCCGTGCTGTTGTACTTCATCTTGTAATACTTTCGGGTATAACTCAGACCCATGAGTGGGCGCAGAATGTTTCTTTCAGCTGAACGCACTGTCTTTCCGCAAAGTGCAAAATTCATCTCATTGAAATTTTTAAACGCCCAGGTCAGGAAGCCAATCGACATACAGGTTGTCTTTCCGCTTCTGACAGCTCCGTCACATATCAGCGCTACATATTCAGGCTCATACATAAACTTGAATATTTCCATTTGCTTTGAAGAAAATCCGCTCATTCGCCCTCTCCTTTGTTGCCGAACATTTCTTCAAGCGACTTGCTTAACGGGTCATCTTCTGCTTCCGATTTTTTTAGTTCGTCCGCTTTCATTCTTTCTCGGCGCTCGATCTGTGCGGGGCTTTCACCTGCAAATTCGGCTATCATTCTTATTGCCGCCATTCTGTTCTGGGTCATTTCGTCCTGCTTGGAAGCAATATTGAAAAGGCTCTGCATAAGCAAAAAACGAGTGGTCAAAAACTCATCGCTGATATTCTGACCAAATCGTTTTCTTATCTGCTTTTTTACATCGTCCGTAAGCTCTGAGTTGAGAATAAGCTGAATGACCTCATTCATGGCTTTTTTTTCTTTCTGAACTTGCTGTGACTTTTTGCCGCCCTTGCTCTGGATTTTTCTTGCCTCTTCTGGAGACCGTTCATTCAGCGGAATAAAATTTTGCGGATTGCCCTTTTTATTCGCCATTTTAACACCGCCTTTTTTCTTTGCTTTTTCTTTGTTGTATATCCATAAAAACTCGCAAACTTTTTGTGCAAAAATTATCGAAAAAGCTTGACAATACGTGCTTTTTATGCTATACTATTATAAATGGTAAATATGACGGCAAGATGCCGCCATATAATGTGAAAGGAGAAATTTTTATGAAGGCTATCTCGTGCAAGCCCTGGTGGGCTAACAAATTTTTTGACGGCTCAAAGACCGTTGAATGCCGTACTTGGAAAACCGACTATCGTGGTGATGTGCTTATCTGCTCTTCGGGTAACGGAAAAATACCCGGACTTATTTGCAATCGTGCGCTTGTCGTTGCAAATCTCGGTAAAAGGCACAATGTTACCGAGAAACATCTTGCTGCCGCCGGAATGGTCGATATGCCCGAGGGTAATTGTTATGCTTGGATTTTTGATAATTTTGCAGATATTCTGCCGTTTACCGTCAAAGGTAAACTGCATATGTTTGATGTGGACGATGATCTGATAAAATATGTAGATTTTGATGACGATGATGACGCCGGAAAATATCTTGACAACATCATCGCCCCCATGACTTACAGATATCAGCCCGCCAAGGGATTTAAACCCGATGAAAAATACATCAACGACTTTTTCACCGCATTTAACTGCGGCAAAGAAATCTGGGCTTAATCTTTTTCACGACCGCAGCGCCTTACCTGCTCGGCAGTAATATACTCTTCGTATATTGGGACAGAGATGGATTTATAAAATTCGTCTCTGTCTTTTTCATCTTCAAACACGATCACTGCGTAAAAACTTGCATTGTTGCGCTCTTTCAGCTTTTCCATGCCTTCTTTACGGGCGCTTTTTATATCTTCCAGTTTTCCTTTTACCTTTTCAGCCTCTTCGACATTGCCGAGCTGAGAAAAACGGTCATCGCCGTCAAACATAAAATCGACATCGTAATCGGTAAAGCCTGCTTCTTGTAAGGTAAAACCGAAATCTTCTGTCATCTGAGCAAGCTTTTCAAGATCCCAGTCTCCCATCAAAGATTCGTTATTGAGCTGTGCATTTAAAATAGCCTCTTCTCTTTCGTCAATATCTACTACGCATACGGTAAGCTCATAATCCTGAGACTTTTCCAGAGTGTCAAGCTGTTCAAGCCTCTGGTGTCCGCCTACAATATTGCCCGTGCGTTTGTTCCATGTAATAGCCGACACGAGACCATGTTCACGAATGCTTTTTCTGAGCCTTGCTTTTGCGTTCTTATCCATAATACGTGGATTATACTCCGCATTTTTTATCTGTGAGCGATGAATGACTTCGGCATCAAACTTCTGATATTTTGAAATGCCGCCCTTTGCTTCCTTCTTACCTGCCATATTTCTCATACCTCAAAACCGCAGCTTCCGCATACGGATATAACCCCAAAATGCGTTCAAAGTCCTGCGGAAAATATTTTTTTACAAAATACAGCTCACGACCTTCAAGGGATTTGAAGGAGAAGTTGAGCTGCTTACTGTCCTCGCCAAGTTTAAGCTTAGCAAACTTGATATATTGCATTACCTCTGCTTTGTTCCATTCGGCAATGGGATAAAATCTACCTCGGGGCATATCAATGCTGCCTGAGTTTTTTATCATTGCGCGGCGGACGATACTGTCGTTTATTCTTTCGCCTGCCGCAATCCACCAAATGCCTGTAGTTTCCCGCAGATATGTATAGATTTCGTTGATTGATATGATCGGAACATTGTAGTCAGGTGCCCTGAACGTTCCGTACTTGAAGAACTCTGATACTTCCATATGCGGAAGCCTGATTATCTCGGTATTATATCTACTCTCGTAGTATCTGAGCAATCTTTCCTGAAACTCCAGATCGGTGCAGATATACATAAAAAAGGGGACTACACGCTTAAAATACTTAAAGCATAGATCCATTGTAACTACACTGTCCTTGCCGCCCGAGAAACCGACAAGAACTTCGTCCGTGATTTTTGACATGACCTTTATGCGGTCATACAGTGCTACAGACATATCAACCGCCTGAACCGCCGTTGCGCTTACGTCTGTTTATGTTTCTGCGGACACGGCTCTGATTTGCTGCTGTCATTCTGCTATATCCCCTGGGCAGCTGGTTAAATACAGAGCTTGCGGCACGAGCCTGACCACGATTATAGTTGTAATTCGTATCTACTCCTGTAGTCCTGTTCACTCTACGCTGTACAGGTGTCAGTCCTCTCGTCTGATTAGCCGCTGTAGGCTGTGCCTGAACGTCTCTCTTACGTCTTGTTGCCATAAAAATTCACTTCCTTGCATAAAATTAGAAGTTGCGCCGATAGTGGAAAGTATCGGCGCAGAATAACGGAGGCGGGAATGTAATGTCACAGTTCCCTATATATAATTATACCATCTTTTCAGGCATAAACAACGGTTTACAGTCAAAAAAGGACACTCCCATTTTGCCGCAAACTATTGAAAAAAGACTGATTTGTGATATACTTAGAATTGCCCGAGAGCCTTAATGCCGAACACATTAAGCCGAAAAAATCCCCGCCATCTTTTTCCTTCGATGGTGGGGATTTTTTACTGCTTTTTGGGTATTATTACTTTATCGAGGACATCAAGTATCGGCTGCCCTGTCCTCTTCTGGGCATATTCGTTAACAGCGTTTATTATCAGTCCGTTTACTGATAAATTGTTTTCTTTTGCAAACGCTTTCAGTACATCTTTGTTGCCCTTCTTGATCTTGACCTCAAGGCGGTCATACGCCTTTGCAAGGTATCTTTGAACTGCCTTATTGCTTTTATCAGAGTACATCAAACCACTTCCCTTCACCTGTATTATATCATTCAATTATAGATATGTCAATATATCCTGAAAAGCGGCTCACATCACACGAGCCGCTTTTTCTGTCAAATGTCGTTTCGTTGCTTTTTTGGAATATACTGCTCAATGTATTTCATAACAGGATCCCATATTGTAATAATTGCCCTTTGGTCATTGTGATGTGTTACAGAAGGACAGAATATAATCTCCATACTGCCGCCGTTCTGCCGTTCGACCCAACGCTTGAGCCTTTCAAGCTCTTTTCGGAATGTGCTGATGTTCGTGTATGGGGTTGCTTTTTTGACCGTTACAGTATAACCCGGTGAACAATCCACTGCTTTGCTCTTCGGGAATATGTAGCAGTATTCAGACCGCCACATAATTTCTTTGACATATTTGGGAATAGTCATCTCTATTACCTCACCTTCAAAATTGCCGTTTCGTTCTTGCTCATTCGATGTCGGACTTTTACCGACAGACGGCAGGCGTGTTATCTTTCACGCCTGTACATATCAATTAAGTCTTGCTGTCTCCAACCTTCTTGCACCATCGGATCGCACTCATAATCCTCTATGAACTTCTGTGCATCTTCTGCCGCAAGTTGCTCACACTCGCAGCCATTTTCAATAGGTTCACCGCAATAGGGACAAAACGCC